TGCACCCTGATATTTTGTTAAATCTTTCTCATGTTGACAATGGCATAGATAAATATTAGAGCCATTCCAGAAGCTTATCGCTTCATTTGTAATACTGCAATGTTTGGACTTAATAAAATCAGCAAGCAAAGCATTAAAACCACTTGCGCCTTCAATATGATTTTTTGCAATATCGGAAAATAAACGACGAAATAAATAAATTTGACAATTAGGAACTTGAAGTGCATATGATATCGCAATTAATCGCATTGCATGAGATTTACCACCTCCGGCCGCACCACCATAAAGTATCTCAGTAGCTTTACTAAAAAATAAATCTTGTTGGCGTTTGTGTAGTTTATTTGCCATTTATATTTTGCAAAATATGTTTAATTATTGGCACAGTAAAACTGTTGCCAAGAGCTTTGTATCGCTGTGTATTGCTTATGCCCTCACTGTAATTATCTGGAAAACCTTGTAATCTTTCGCATTCAATTGGTGTTAGTTTTCTTATATTATAATCACCATTTGGCAAATTAATTTTATATAAACCAGTTTTAGCTCCTCTACCTCCACCATTAGCCGACAAACAAACGCTTTTTCCTTGAATTGAATAGATTCTATCTCCTTGGCCGCCTTTATTTAGCTGACCTATTTTTATTGGTTCAGCTATCATGGTTCGTTGTTTTTTTTCTAATGTATTGTAAAATATAGCTCCATTATAACTAGCTGTTAAAGAATAGCTTTTTTCTTGCCAACAATTGCCACTCTCTATAATATCTTTTAATAAAATTCCTTTATCTTTTGGTTGTTTAATTTCAATTTTTTTATAACTACCATCTTTTTGTAAAGCCCCAACCCAATACAAACGCTTTCTCTGTTGAGCCACAAGTAAAGAGCTATTTATTAAAATAGGTTCTATTCCAAATAAATTATCAGTTATTTTATTTTTTGCATCATTAGACATTGAAGCAACATTTTCAAGAATAAAAAATTTTGGTTTAATTTCGTTTAAAATTCTTATATATTCATAAAACAATCCTGACCTATTGCCCTGTAAACCTTTTCTATCTTTTTTTGCTATAGACAAATCTTGACATGGTGAGCCACCTATCAAAAGATTAATTTTATTAATTTTAGTAGATCTATAGCCAAAATCTTTATTTTTCCAACTTAACCATTTATGACCATCTAATGGATAATAAACTACCTCTTTAACATCGCCAATATGAATAATATCTAGGTGATTATTTTTAGCTACTTGAATCGCAAATTTATCAATTTCTGAAGCATAATATTCGCATTCAATATTAAGTTCTTTTAATGCTTGTCTAGCTCCTGAAATTCCGTCAAATAAAGATAAAACTTTAATCATTGGAAACAATTAGTTGAAATATCGGGACTGTTAAATGTTCAATCTCATTCTTTAAACTAAACTCATCTTTTGCTTTTCTTTCAGCATACCATTTTGCGGTTGAAACATCGCCATCAATAATAGCTTTATTAATTAATTTTATTGACGCAATAAGTGGCGTTGAGCGATAATAATCAACTTTGTCGGCAAATTTAGGGTTCTTTTTTAGAAATTCATAATAAGTGTCTCTTGAGATTTCAGCAATATTGCAAGCATGAGTAATATTAAAACCTTCTTTAAGAGCTTGTTCAAGTTTTGCTACGACGCTTTCTGTTACTACCGTTGGTCTTCCAGAGTCTTTATATCTTTGCTGATGCTTTGTTGGGCGACCATTTTTTTTTCTGATTTGCTCCTTAATTGTCATTTCTTTTTAAACTTTAGCATTTTATTAAAATCATTAATTTCTAAATTAATCATTAACAATCTTTTTGGTTGTCTATCTTTCCTAGAAATCCTGCATTCAATCCTTGGTTTCCAAACACTATTTTTTAATTGCTCTTTTAAACTAGCAATTTCTTTTTCTTTTGCGATAAACTCGCCAATAGTAATTTCGGACATAATTTTTTTTATTTTTAACCAAGTGCTAAAAAGTTATTAAATTAGTTTTAATTGTCAAGTTAAATTAAATAAGTGAAGGTTAGTTAAGTCTTATTCCAAGATTCGAGCGAGCTGAAGATACAGAAATCCCTATCACTAGAAATTCCTGTAAAAACTTATTCCTGAGTTGTCGCTCGCAGTTTTTTAACAGATTATATTAGAAACCTAAATATTATTACAACATTTAAGAGGCGGGTTAGCGTTCTCCTTTTTCATTTCTCAATCTTCTAACGGTCGCAATTGCTTGCACTTAGCCCTTGTAGCTAATATAAAAACACCAAGGGTTTTATCACTTTTATCAATCAGAGGTTAAATAATTAATTTAACATTCAAAGTCAATTTGAGTAAGTTTCTCGCTTTTTAAAGCCACTAGAACTCGACACCCTTTTTATTTTATTGATTGTAGGGCATTGTTAATTAGCTATTTTGAGCTAACTTATTTTTTTGCTATAAACATCGAGTTGTTCATTTATTTTCTAGAAAGGAGTCTTTTAAACTCCATTCCAATAGAAAAAAAATAACCAATGCTGGATATGACGGGTAATTAGTCCGTTGCTAATATAATACTTATCAAAAAATCATTGTCAAATACTTTTTTTATTTATTTTGATACAACCCTCATTTTTCTCTTGACATCATTTTACGCAAATTAACTTTTATTAACTTCTAATAATTCACTCTTTTTAATCACATTCTAAAACATTTTATTCACAAATTATTTTTAATCTTTTTTTTATCATTGTTTTTAAATATCGCCTCGGGGCGTTTGGCGTTGTAGCCTTATCTCATTTTGAACAATCTTTAAAATAATTCATCTATTCGCTTGCAATTAATAATTTAATGTTTTATTCTATGTTTTATGAAATGAATTTATTTCAAATATTAACTCAAAATCTAAAAATATGAAACAATATTTGCAATCTGATTTTATTAAAATCACCAAAAAAGAATATGATTCTTTAACCGATTCACAAAAAAAACTTTGCTACTCTACAAAACAAAAGGGCAAGCACTGGCAATATTTTAAACCAAAAACTTTAACTAAATAAAATATGACAAAACTACAAAAAGCGCGAAAAATAAAAGAAAAACTTGAAAATCGCTTAAACACAAACAAATTTGAATCAACAACCGCAAAAAGATTGTTTAATCTTAACGAAAAACTTTTTGAACTTGAATTTGAAGAATATCTTAAATTTAAAAAACGGGTTAATAATGTATAAAATTTATTTAACAATCGCTCTTATAGCAATCTTTTTATTCAAGCAATCGCACGAATCAAAGAAATATAAAGTTGAGCCTGTGAATCAAATGCAATTCAACGCAAAAGAACTTCATGCCGTCATTGCGGATGTTTGGAATATTAACAATTAATTTAAATTTTATGAAACAAAAAATACAAGAAATTAAAAAACTTCCAATCAATACTGTAGAAGAAGCGGGAATAGTAGCCGTTAAACTATTCGAGATTACACGCGAAAAGCGCACAGCTAACGAAGAAGCCTTCTTTATTGCGGGCTTTATTGAATGCTTTAAATTTTTAAACAATTAATTTTTATTTTATGCTTATTTTTATTATTATAACACAAATTATAATTTTGCTTTTGCTTGTAGTTTTAATAACTCAAAAGAAGGATTATTTACATCAGCCCGCAATTTTTATTGAAGATACATATTATCCATCTTTAAATTTTGCTTTACCGCAGATCAATGAAAATGCTCGTATGATTAGAGACCTTGAAGAAAAAGGCATCATTGAATACGATTTTACCAAAGGAAAATTAATAATTAAAAATTAACTTTAAAAATATGAAAACACAAACAAGACAACAAAAAAATGATTATGCAAAAGTTCATTATCATAAAAATAGACTCAAAATTAATCAAAGAAGCAAATTAAACCGTGACCGAAAGCAATTAGAGCAAAAACTTTATAAATATGGTTTCTTTACTCTTTTAGCGATAATTTTCGCCCACTTAATACTAATACAATTTTAAAATAATATGCAAATAATTAGAATAGTTGAAAAAACACAAAGCACAGATGTGCATGGTTATAACCTTATAATTAAAATAA